CCTGGCTCAGCAACATCTTTACTGTGTCGGCCGACAAGCTCATCCCTCAACCCATGAAGTACCACGGAAACCAAATCCCATGACCAATCCATTCAGCAAAGACTACGTGCCTCAGGTCAAGATCGATCACCAAGACCGGACGTACAAGAGGCCGGTATTAAACCAGCCTCCTAGAAACTCCCTTGTCACCCTGATTCCCAAATCAGAGGCGACGCTGAGCGAAAAGTTCCGACGCTTGTCTCTATCCGAGATTTAAGCCATCTGTGATTGCTGCCCCAGAAGCGCCAGCGCCATGTTGGTGTGTTTGATTCGGTCTTCCAACCCAATCGTTCCACCATTGATCTTCTTGGTCAGTGCAAGCGTGTTACTCGCTTCTGCCAGAGCATTGAGCTTCTGGGTGTTCCAGAACCAACCAGCAGTCAACGCAGCGTACTGAGGCGTGGAAACCAGATCAGGTTCCATGATGAAGTCCACACCCAGGGCTTGGCCTGCATGGAAGTAGTTGGCTGAACCAGTGAGCTGAATGCAGCCACGACCTCGGAACCGGTAGCCGTCTCCTGAAGCTTCATCCCGATTGCCCATGCGGTTGCCGTAGATCCGGTTGGCGATCTTGCGCGGCTGCTTCTCGTAGGCAGCAGCTTCCTCAGGCGTGAATCCCCAAGTTCTCTTTGGTGTTCTTGGAAAGAGTTTCAGCAACGTGGCAGCACGGTAGTTGAGGTTCTCTTCAAGCACACGGAAGTTTCCGCTCTCATGGCCACACTGGCCAATGAAGGCTGCTTGCTGACGAGGCGTCAGGATGTTGAACCGCTCAAAGGTAGCGTTCAGTGCATCGGCCCATTGAGGAGCAATGTGCAGTCGTTGTAATTGTTCAGCGGTTAGCATTTGCTGTTCTCCTTACTTCTTCGTAGGCGTCAATGCAGGCGTTGAGCTGATTGATTGCCCGGTCTCCGTCTGCGGCGATTTGGGCGATAAGCTGGAGGGTTTCTCGCTCGGAATCAGAAGGTCCGTCAGTCGCTGGGTCAGGTTGGCTTGGCGCTTTGTCCCGATCTCCTGAGGGAGTGGCGGGATTGACGCTGGCTTGTGGACAACTGGCGGCGGGGAGGCGCACCCTGCCAGTAGCAATGAGGCGATTAAGATCAGTTTGCTTTTTGTTGACAACATCGTTGGCCTTTCTAAGTTCAGCTTCCTTGGCAGAAACAACTGCTGCCATCTCTTGCTCTTTGACTCGAGCTTCTTCGTTCTTGCGAGCAATCTCTATTTGAGTCTCGGTATCCCGATCATCCCAACCGTTGCTGTAGCCGTACTTGTAGAAGCCACCTATGGCAAGGAGTGCAACAAGCGCAATCGCTGGGTAAAGGGTTAGCGGATTCATTCTTCTTCCTTCCGTGCTGCAGCAATCTCTGCGCGGTCTTCGTCAGGCTCTTGATATTCAGGCGGTGTCGTGGGAGGCGGACCTGGTGTCCAGCTCTCATCGAGCTCTGGGTTCTTCCAGACAGACATTGCACCAAACGGCTGTGATGGCAAGCCATACGCAGACTGTGGAGGGGCGTAACTGTTCTGGTTGTAGCCACCCATCATTGGTTGGCACATCGGCTGCTGTGGGGGCTGTGGTGAGAATGCTTTGGCTGCTGTCGATACAGCACGCTTACCAATCACACCACCAATACCACCCACGATCAGCAGCACGATGTCATTCAGCATCTTCGTGTAGGCCTGGTCAATGGGAGCCATTGACTTGATCGGCTGCGTTACGAAAGTCACGGAGTACAGAAGAGCCACCACAATGCCAAACAAGATGATGGTCACAGCCACAACAACGAAGGCCCATACTCGGACCTCCATGATCATGACCGCCTCTTCAGCGGACAGGGGTTGGCGCAGAGGCAGGTCTTGTTTGTTCAATTTGTTTCTCCAAAACTGGGGCGACTAGATACTCCGGACAAGTCTGAGTGAATTGACACTTTGGCTTCTGGCAGCGTTCTGCATGGAAGTTGTCTGGGTTCTGACAGTAATAGCGGTATTGCTCTTCACAACCTGTGAAGAGTCCCAAACAGAGGAAGATCAGATATTTCATCGCTTCATCTCGAACATAACGAGGTAGGCACCGAAGCCAACCAAGAGAAAAATAACGATGACGCCACCGACAACGATCAGGATCTCTATCATTTCTTCTTGATCCTGCTTGGCTCGACGTTGACGGTCTCGAGCTATCTGCTGATCAATCTTGTCCTGCTTGTCCATCTCAGCCACTCGGACCATGATGGAGTTCCAGACATCCATGTTGTTAGGGAAGAAGAGGCCTTTGACCTGTTCTTCGAAGTCACGTTGGGCTTTTAGATCCAGTTCAATCTGGACCGCCTTGCCCATGTTGGAGCCGCCCTTGCTTTTAGCTTGGTTCAGCGCCTTGGAGACTTCATGTTTCTGCTCGAAGTACCTGCCCAACAAGGGGCCAAGACTTCTCACATCATCAGCGGTTTTAGATGCCTGCTTGATCATGGATACTGTCTTTTGAACAGCAGCCATGGCAGTCAGGGCCATGGTGATGGGTTCCATAGAAACCCCCTTTCTTACTTAATGCGGATGTTTTGCCATATGACTCCGATCGCGGTGATTGATGCGCCAACCCAAAGGATTGGTTTTGCAATCTTGCCGAACCATTCGAGAACAACGAAAGCGCCTTGAGCGGCACCGAATGCAGCCACCACATCAGTAGTGGCCTTGTCGATCTTGTCGACCTTTGCTTCGACCGCTATCAAGCGGTCATAGATCTCCCGGTGGGATACGTCCATCTGTTCCATGAGTACAGCTTTCTATGGATCAGGGAGTAACAGGCTCAGGAGCTGGAGCCCAAGGAAGAGGAGCTTCAGCCAGAGCAACCTTGGCTACCTCTTGGTTCAGCACGTATTGGATATGCTCTTGAACAGCACTCATGTTGGTGAAGTTCTCGTTCACCCACTGAACCACGTTGGCTTCAGTCACTTGAGCCAAGGGCACGAAGGCCTCGCTCTGTGGATCGGCCAAATCGACGTTCTGAGGCAGCTCAAAGCTCTGGCCTTGCTCAGTACCCTTCACGGTGAATTCGACGCGCTTGACGACGTTTGTGAGCTCGCCCACGGTACCGGTGCGGATGGCATTGATTTTGGTTTCAAAGGTTGCGGACATGGTGGTTCCTTGGTTGGTTAAAGAATTGGAGTTGGAGCACAAGCAGTTATATCTGCAAAGCCAGGTACAGGAACTGCTGCCGGGAAATACCTGGCAATCAGTGCATCTTGTTTTGGGCCGGCTGTGTCACCTTGCCAGCGAACAGCTGCAGAGGTTACTTCAACGCCTTCGGGCCAGTGCTGAAAATTGATCATGGCATACCCTTTTGCAGACTGACCAAAAGGTCTTCCGCCATGGGTTTCGCCGCTCTTTAAGAGAGGAGCAATCACGCCCCACTTGGTGGACATACCGAATTCATCCTCTTGCTCCTGCTCACCACCGCCTAAGTACACGATGATCGACTCAACGTCTGGATGCGAATGAACCGGCACAGGCAGATTCGGATGAACCAAGTAAAGTTCAGCAAGCCAACGTCCCTTACGAAACAGAGCAATAGCAGTTGCATCGTCAGAGCAAATCACTTCCGCTCCCCATGGAATCATCCACGGCATTCCGTTCGTCATGTACCAATTCATGAACGCACGGGCATCTTCCCATTCGTCAGGAATGGGTGCGCCCCCAAAAAACTCTGAGGAATGAAATCGGTTAACCGCAGTCATTTACTCGATGACCTGAGCAATCATTGAGCGAAGTACAACACCACGAGGAACCATGTCTGGCGAAACAATGTCGTCTGACTTGTCGGCATCACGCAGTCCGTGGATGCAGTAAGCCACCGTGTTCTCAGAGAGGCACTCGAGCTCATGCACCAGGTTGGCACGAATAAAGATCATCATCGGCGCTGTGTAGTCGGTTGCTTGGCCGTTGACGGTGACCCTGAGCTGACCTTTGGCGAGCAGCGTCATGTGGTCGTAGCGATGCTTGTGCCCCACTTCTGAGTCGCCCACTGCAGCAAAGTGCATTTGCCGAACAAAGACGTTTGATACAAGGCCTACGTTGATGATTGGTGCGGTCATGGCAATCCTTAAACTGATTGAAGAGTATTGGCTGGTCGGCTTGGGTTCATTGCCTGCAAGCCCATTTGACCTGCCGACGGGATTGTCCCAGAAGAAGCGGTTGGGAAGATTTGTCTGTTTGGATCAGCTCCCGCAAACGGAACCTTTAAGACGGTCATCCTGGACTCGATGGCTTTGCGCTCAAGCATTGGCCTGTGTGCATCAATCAGTCGCTGAACAAACTCATCTCCGCCTTCTGCGGCAATGACCCACGACATCACTGTTTGCTCGTCTAAATCTTCGACAGCAGTGAAGTTTGTAAGGTCACCAATTGGGATGAATGTTTCACCCATACCCAGAATCGAAGTCTCTTCGTTTGAAATACGAACAACCCATTCGACCATGCCAATTACGTTAATCGCATCCCCGATCTTATCGAAGACTTTGACACTTTTGATGTTGAACTTTGTAATCATTGGTTTGTCTTTCAAGCTCGAGAGATTTCATAATAAGAGTTGGTGTCGCTGTAGTAGCCCACAGTTACAGTCTCGGTATACATAAAATTCCCCCTGTAATATGTGTAGCCACCAGTGGTGAAGCTAGAAGGAGCAGCGCCCACAAAAGACCCTCGCGTTGCGCCGTCATATACAACTTGACCGCCTCCTGAGCCAAACTCAACCCAGTAAAAGATCGTGCTAACCAAGCTGTACCTTTTCCACTGCCGACCACGAATTGTTCCAAGGCTCCAGCTTGCACCTGAGGCAATCGTGGTGCCGTTGCCTGCAAGGCTTCGGCACTGAACGTCGTTCATGCTCAGAGCTGCAGTTGCAGACCTGCCAAGCTCAGTGTTGATCTGAGACATTGAAATGGCACCTGTTGCTGGTAGTGCCATCTCAGTCTCCGATCAGCTTGCTCAGTGCAGCTTCGAGGCGCTCGATGCGAGCACGCAGCTCGAGATTGTCTTTGGCCAGCTCGATGGCTGAGACAAGGGCTGCGTTGCCATAGGCCAAACCAAGGATGCCTGTTTCGTCTTTGCTGGCTACCACCTCAGGCAAGAGCTTCTGCCAGTCTTGAGCAGACGAACCCGCTTGACGCTCTCCGCTGTCAATACGGGTGTAGGTTCCGCTCTTGAGGGTTGCCAGGCGAGCAACGAAGTCAGAAGCAACTGGAGCCCAGTCCCGCTTCAGGCGCTCATCGGAGTAGGCTGTGACGTTGCCGAGTGCAGTGAAGTTCCCGGAGGCATCCACGTTGAGGTCGTAAACCTCGGTGGAAAAATCGCCACCTGCCGCAGTATTCCGGCGCAGTGAGAACGCGTTTCCGTCCTGCACAAATCGGCGACGACCAGCGGGGAGAGTCTGATCGCTCTCGAAGAAGTTCAGGATCGGTGCTGCTGACTGGATCGTGAGAGCGCCTGTCAGCGTTCCACCAGCAAGAGGCAGCTTGGTCGAATCGGCGACTGTGATGTTGGCACTGCCGTTGAAGCTCACGCCGTTGATCGTGCGAGCTGTGGTCAGTGTCGCAGCAGAACCAGTGACGCTTATGCCCCAAGACCCGCTTGCACCAGTACCAGTGAGAGATGGGCTGTAGCTTGTGTGGTTGCCAGCGTGAAGGACTTGATTGCCAGCTTGCTGAATCGCACCTTCGACGTTCAAGCCGTTGGTCGGATTGCCAGTTGTGGCGTATCCTGCTCCAACTGTCATGCCGCCATGAACGTGCAACTTCTTACCAGCGACGTTTGCGCCACCTCCACCAATCGCAAACGTACCATTAGTTCCGTTGTGCCAGATGTATTCTGTGTTTAAAACAGCCGAGTCATTGAAACCAATACCAGTCCACGAGTCCGTAGACTGGAGCAGCAACTGATTATCGCTGGTGCTGTTGATGGTAAGCACCCCACTGAGAGCGCCGCCAGTCAATGGCAGTGCGTAGGTGCTGTAGTTGGCCGATGTCAGAAGGTCGTACCAGCTGTTCCAGGTGGTGTCGATACCCTTGCGAATCCTGAGTTGAGGCACGCCCCCGCCGTTGGCCGCTGTGCTACCAAAAGCCAGTTGATATGAAGCATCACCGGTGCTTGCTGTTGTACCAATCCAAGGGTTGAACTGCATCACACCGGCGTAGTTGCCACCTGTGCCGACGCTCGATGCGGTGCCAAAGAAGTAAGCCACGCCACGAGTAACGGCGCTTGGAGACCAGACGGCGTTGTTGGCGTCTCGATTGGCGTCCGGGAATGTGTACCACATGCCCGAGTTGTAAACGGAGCTTGCGCTTACCGCACCGCCAGAGACTGAGCCAGCGCTTCCACTGACTGAGATACCCCAAGTCCCCGAAGCACCAGTGCCGGTAAGAGTTGGGCTGTACGAGTTGTAGTTGCTGCTATTCAGATACCGAGACCACCCCGTCCATGTGCCGCCAAATCGGCCACGCATGTACAACTCATTGCCGACGTTGCCGTAAGCGACCGCCATCTGAGTGACGTTACCGACACCACTGATTCCTGAATACTCAATGTTGAATGGGTGGTAATAATTGCTTCCGCCAGGTCCGTTAGTAGCCGTCCCAAGCAGAAGCGTTTCCCCAACCCCAGGGTTTGTATTGGATACGTGGTTCCAGTCCAGAGTCCCAGAAGTGCTCGTGGTAGCAAACAACCATTTAGTAAAAGCAGTTGATGCAGGAACAGTGGTTGCGCTTGCTCTCGCAGCAGTCGTCGCCGACCCAGCATTTCCGGTGACGTTGATGCTCCATGTACCAGATGCACCTGTGCCTGTCAGCGTTGGTGCGTAGGTGTTGTAGTTGTTGGAGTGGAGAATCGGGTAAGAGTTGGCCCCCATCGACCAGCCGCCCACCTTCCACACGTTGTCACTGTCGAGGCCAAAGTAAGCCGCATAAAGAGTGGGGCGATGGAAGGCCATAAAAGCCGCCCCGGTGCTGGTAGAGCGTACTTCTAAGGTTGAAAGATCTCCACTTGCACTTGCAATAGCACTGTTGGTCGTAGAAAAGATCTTGCGGGCAGTAATTGTTTGTTCACCAGTTGTGTAAACACCGTTGGTAACGCTCCCTGCATTACCGGTGGTGCTCTGGTTCAGGGTGGGCACATCGCCAGCCGCAAGAGCAGCACCAGTGGTCACCCGGCCTTTGGCATCGACCGTCACCTTGGTGTAGGTTCCTGCGGTCACTCCAGAGTTCGCCAGAGTCAAGGCTGTACTTGAACCAGTGGTGCCCGTGCCAGTAACGTCTCCAGTAAATGTCAGCGATCCCGATGGGATGCTGACTGCGACGTTGGAAACCGCAGTTACTCGGCCTTTTGCATCAACAGTCAACTGAGGAATGTTTGTCGAGCTGCCGTAGGTTCCTGCTGTGACCCCAGATGCTGCCAGCGTTGCAGTACCTGTGACGTTCGCTGAGCCATTGAAGCTGCCGCTGGTGTAGGTCACATCGCCAGTCATAGCGATAGTGCGGCCCGTGGTCAGTGTGGCCGCCGAGCCGGTGACGTTGATACCCCACGTACCGGAGGCGTTCGTGCCATCAGTCCACGCAACATCTTTAAACGTGGAGTAGGCCGTTGCGGAGCCAAAGGATTGCTGCCATACGCGAATGCCAAGCCCATCCTTGCGGAACATCAGCAGGTTGTCACTTCCACCCGTGGCGTCCGTGTAGCCGCGCAGATGCAGGTAGTCAGCCCAAGGCGAAGTGTTGTTGTTGCTCCAGCTTGTGAAGCCAAACGTGAGCCTGTTTGCTCCATGCGATGAGGGAGAAATCGTTCTAGTGTCTGTGTAGTTCACCGCAGCCGACGTGCCGGAGATGCTGGCGCTGCTTGTGATGTACCCGTTCGGGTTCGTAGCGTTGTACGGGGTAAAGCCCAGAGCCGTAGTCACCTGACCTGATGTGATGCCAGTCAAATAGGTACTGGTATCCAAAGCCCAAGTGTTGGCGGCAGTCTTCTTCAAAAAGCCAGACGTACCAGCAAGGGCTGCAATGGCAGTCAGATCAGCATCGACAGGCTGAGCATCAGTAATGCCATAGCCAGCCAGCGTTGCTGGCTTGCCAGTGACACCTGCCCAAGAAGCCGTCAAAGCAGCAGCTTCCGCTGCCGCCTTGAGGTTTGTCATATTGGCGTCGATCTCCTCGTTAGTCAGACCACGAGTAAGGTCGGCGCGAAGAGTAATCGCCACCATTTGAGCTCCTTATTAAATAGCGCTCAGAGTGATGGTCCAAGTGATGGCCATTTGATCGTCAGCAGCCTTGTTCACGACAGGGAACACCGTGCGGCACAGCATGTCGCCACCCGAAGCAGCGTTAAACAAACCTGCTTCAGTCACAGCACCTGTGGCATCACCTGGTTCAAAGGTCGAGATGTACTGGACCTTCTCCAGGTTGGTGCCTGTGATCGTGGTGCTGTCCAATGGCTCACGGGAGCCCAGCATCGACACCAAATCGGTCTGAGAAGCCGCTGCAGCACTCGTACCAGCACCAAGAGCCATGTGGCTCACCACAGCTTTGGCTGTACCAACCATGCGGCTGATGATGTAGGCCAAGCCAGCATTCACCACCAGGTTTTTCACCTCGCGGGAATCCTTGACGTTGCCGTCCTTGTCAGTCAAAACGATGCTCAAGGCACCAGAGAGTTTGAGGTTGTCATTGATCATGATGTTTTCCTTTTAGAAAGTTCTGAAGGTGCCGACGTAATCTTCTGAGAAGTAAGAGAAATCACAGTAACCTTGACTTCTCAACGAACCACTGTCGGACAATGTGGCCGCATCCGTTCGTGCTTTACTGAGGGCAAATGCCTTCAGATCCACAGCACGCGCATTATCGGTTATAGGTCGAGCCATTGCCTTGGCCAACACATCCCTTGAACCAAATGAATCAGCCAGCTTCTTGCTGAATACAAAGCTCTTTGAATCAGAAAACCTGCTCGTCTCGAGCAACGTCTTTCCAAAACCAAAGATGATCTTGTCCAGAGCTTTGTAGCTGTCCTCATAGGCACGGACGTAGGACATTGCAAACGCAAACAAATCAGATACCGAACCAAGATCGGTACGCTGTTTGATGAACTGAATTTCCTGGTCATCTAAGATTGAAGCAGCACCGTCAACGTCATCAGTAGCATTCAAAAAGTCTTTGAGCGACTTTGAAAAGCTTTTCTGTCGTTGATCAAGCAATCTTGCAAAGTCGTTGTTGTTCTTGGTGAAAACCCTGAGCGAGCTCTCAGCTACTGCTCCGGCTTCACTGAAGCCTTTGTATAGGGTAAACCCTTGGAGATCTCGTACACCGGCAGTCTCTTTTGGTTGTTTGTTCAGGATGTGCTGATAGGCATCCGTGGCACCAGCCTGCTCAAAGCGGCTGCGTGCAAAACGCATCTGGTACAGCTCTTCAACACCAGCCTCATCAACCAGCTTCTTGAAGACCAAGAAGATCTGCTTGTCCGTCAAGCCAAGGGTTTCACTGAGGTTCTTGTAGAACTGGGCCGTGACATCCTCAGCCAGCTGCAGGTTTTCAGTCTTGGTCTTGAAGAACGAGAACAGTGCCTTGTCCATGGCACCAAAGCTGTCTTGATACCTCAGGTGAGTCAGCCAGACGCCCAGGTCGTAGGCCAGCTGAGCGGCCGATACGGAAATCGCTGCATGGGTGTGTGCCGGGACAATCCCAGCCAGGATGTTGCTGGCGGTGTAAGAGGCAGCAATGCGTTCGTCTCGAGCTACCAGAACGGTACTCAGAGGACGAACTGAAACATCCGCGCTCAGCCTGACGGCTGCGACGCGGACGGCATTGGCTACCCCTCGAAAGCTCATGCGAAGTCTTCTCGCACTCGGAACTTGAGGATGTCGTAGATCGTTTCACGGCCACCACCAGCCCTGACGATCTCGATCTCGCCCTCGTAATCACCCGCCTCCACATCCAAGTCATCCTCTTCCCAGGAGATGACACAGACACCTGTGGCAGCAATGTCCTGGTTGATGAATGCCGGACGGGAGAACAGCACGGTGTCAGCACCGACTGCACGGAAGTGCAGAGTGACCGTAGCGCCCGTTAAATTGATGGGGGTGGTGCTGACTTCATCAGTCAGCGTGAGGCGAATTTGTGGAGCTGTATCGCCTCGAACCAGCTTGATTCGTTCAGTCATCTTGCAGGATCTCCGACTATGGATGCATAGCATCCAAGATTTGCGTGTCGGAAGTTCCTGCTTCAGTCAGACATCCGTTGATAGGTCCGTATTAGACCATAGGAAACTTGGTTATACCCAGCAGCGAATTACCGTGCCAGTGCCAATACCCACTTCGTTTTCATTCAAGACAAAGCAGCTTCCAACACCTTGTCCCCCGATTTCCCCAGACAAAACCACCATCAAGCCTGGACCTGTCACAGGGGTTTCTGGTGTCACATCAATCTTGGCTCTGTACCAAGTTCCCTTTTGCTTGCAACCAATGCAAAAGCGGGTGCCAGTATCACTCAGCACCTCTTCTTCAAACACCTGACCTGCAGGATAAGTTTCCAAAGCAACTTCCAAACTTGTCTGGCCAGCATTGAGCACTTGCTCAAAGCCAGCACATTTGAGTTTGAACTGTCCTTGGATATACACGTTCAAGGTGCCTTGGTTCAAAGGAGTTACACCAACCCCAAACCTCTTGTGGTGTTTGTCACCCATCTGCTGGTAAGACTTATGTATTACAAAGCCATTCAGGTCTTGTTTTTCAAACGAGTACATTACATGCTCCCCACATCAAAGACCTGAGACCTTATTGGTTCAGGCTTGACAGGCCAAACCACGTTCACTGGGTAGCCAGGCTGCAACGTCATGTCTCTCAAGGCTTGCCTGTATGCAGCCCACTCTGCTTTGTTTGCCAAATTGACATCTGGCATCTGAGTCCAGTCGGAATCAGACAAGAGCTTCCCCCGCTGCATCAACAATCTGCGGGTGTCCAAGTTTGCAACCTCTACCCATCGTTCTAGTAAGTAGTCAAAGACAGGCTCATTGGCAAGCTTTGCAGGCAATTCAAGCACCACACCTTTTTTGACGTAGTGCGTTGCTGAACTGTATTCCCCCTCAACAAAGCCTTCTCCGTGGCTTGGGTTGGCTGTTTCAGAGACCCTTTTGATCTCTCCCGTAAACAAATCGTAGATTGAAAACATTGCAAGTCCTTATGTAGCGTCACGCCAGATACGAAGAATCGTAGTCGAATACCCGTTTCGAGCCACAACTCGAAGTGCAGGACCGCCGTCCGTAGTTTTTACAGCAGCAGAAATGTAAGTCGACCCGTTGACTGTAAATCGACCGACACCAAAAATAGTTCCAGTTTGCCAGTCACCTAATACGTTTACGCCTGCAGTACTGAGGACAGTAAAGTTTGTTGGGGTGTATTCCTCCCAGCATGTGTACACATACTGAGGGTCTTTCCATCCTCCCACATTTACCTCACCGCACACAGTTTGCGTAGAACCAGCAGATGTTCCTGGCGGATTTACTAGGATGGCAGTGTAAGCAGCATCATTGGTATCACTACCATCACACTTTACTGGGACTGACAGCTCGTAAAAGTAAGTGCCTGCAGGTAACAAAATACGATAGGCGTCGTAATCAACCGCACCTAATTTGTTGTTCAAAGCTGCTGCATCCAACTGCAAAGGCAACCAACCATTGACAGTCACTCCAGGAGTTGAGCCTCCTTTGTAGGTACGTACGTAATCCGGAAGCGCAGCACCACGAGCCAACTTGAAGATGTTGACCGACTCGTTGTTGATGTTGTCGGTATTGATCACCGTGCCAGAGAAAGCAATCTGGCCGTTCACAATACTCATACCATTCATGTAAATGGCTTTGGTGGCGGTGTCGAACTGGAAGTACCCGCTGGTCGGATCGGTTGCAGAGTACCTGCCCAATAGCAAACCACTAGGACCAAGATGAAAGCCTGTGCCGCTGGAAGGCCAAGCGTACCCAGTGTAGTTACCTCCGCTGATCGAAGTAACCTGCAAGTAGTTGGCTTTGATCTTGCCGTTCTCGATCAGCACAGAGCCAGACTCATCCCGCAGCTTGGTGAAGGTCAGCTTGTTGATCGCAGCGTCATCGATGTAGGTGATGCCATCACTGATGATGAACGGCTTGCGCTTGTTCGATTGGCTTGAGCCTACCCAGAACTCATTGACATCAAAACCAGCCTGAATCACGGTGCCGTTGTTGTAGACCCCGAAGCCACCAACCAAACCGTTGGCTGACACCACCGCTGTGTATCGAGCACCGATCGAAGTGACCTTGCCATCGACCGTGTTGATGTTGGTCTGCAGCGTGGACTGAGCCGAAGCGATGTTCCCGTTCAGCGTTGTTTGGGAAGTCGTGATCGCAGCACTGATTGCTGTGTTGGCTTGGGCCTTGGTGTAGTAGTTTGTCTGCAGCGCAGAGGTTGTCGTGTACGCACCCAAGGCTGTGTTTAAGCCAGCGTTCGACACCAAGGTAGTTGTCGCACTGCTGATCGCAGAATCGGTCTGGGTCTTTGTGTAGTGGTTCGTCGTCAACGTGGCGTTGGTGACATACCCGCCCAAAGTCGTAGCCAGTCCTGTGTTCGACACCAGGTTCTGGGTTGCCAGACTGATCGCAGAGTTGGTCTGCGCCTGGGTGAAGTAGCTGTTGGTCAGCGTCGCTGTCGTAGGGTACGCAGCCAGCGTGGTTGCCAAACCGGCGTTCGAGACCAGGCTCTGAGTCGCAGAGCTGATCGCTGAATCTACAGCCGTCTTGGTGTAGTAGTTCGTGGTCAGCGTGGCAGTCGTTGGATAGCTGCTGAGCGCAGTGTTCAACGCCGTAGTCGAAACCAAGTTCTGAACAGCTGCAGAGATCGCACTGTTTGCAGCAGTCTTGGTGTAGTAGTTGGTGTTGAGAACAGCAGTTGTCGTGTAGCCCGTCAACGCAGTGTTCAGAGCAGTTGTCGAAACAAGGTTCTGGGTTGCTGCACTGATCGCACTGTCGGCCTGAGTCTTGGTGTAGTACAGGTTCGTCAGCGTTGCCGTCGGCGTGTACAGCCCAAGCTTCACATCAAACGCGGAAGACAACGTAGTCGAGGCTGTCGAGATAGCCAGATCCGTTGCCGTCTTCGTGTAGTAGTTGTTCGTCAGTGTCGCCGTTGGCACATACAAACCAAGGCTTGTATTGAAGGTGCTTGTCAGCGTTGTCGTTGCACTGCTGATGGCAGCATCGGTCGCAGACTTGGTGTAGTAGTTCTGGGTCAACGAAGCTGTGGTCGGATAGCTGGCCAGAACCGTAGCCAAACCAGTGCTGGAAACCAAGTTCAATGTGGCAGCAGAGATCGCAGAGTCGGTCGCTGTTTTGGTGTAGTAGCTGTTCAGCAGCGTAGCTCGAGTGGCAGGCAGACCAGTCGTAGCGTTGTTGACCTGTGCACTCAGAGTAGTGAACTGGTTCGAAAGCGCCGTATCAGCGTTGGCTCGAGTAGTCGATTCCGTAGTCAGTGCAGCAGCGTTGGTGCTGACCGTGGCACTCAGCGCAGTGATTGAACTCACCACCACTTCATCTGCCGCGATGCGAGCCTGGCGCTCAGCAAACAACAAACCTGTCGACAACTCGGCTGGGTTGTTTCCTAGATAGTCGCCACGCAACTGAACAGCCAGAGTCTCTCTGGATGTCGATTCAGCAAGATCTCCAGCAATACGTGCTGTCTGCTCTGTCTGCAGCACAGACAGCAGCTCTGAAAAGTCTCCAGAAGACGCAGCCTGAAGCGTGTTGATCTGAGTCTGCAAAGCAGACAAACCAGAAGACCTGGCAGAAGCCTCATTCAAAAGAGCCGTTGCTCTTGCATCTGCTTCGTTCTGGATTGCCGCTGCTCGGGTCGTAGACTCCAGAGCGATGGCTGCTGCCGCTGCATTGACTTCTGCCAACAGTGCTGACTCGCCTTCCTGGCGACCGGTGATCTCGTCAGTGATGATGCCTAAGCTAGCATTGATCTCTGCCTGCATCTCAGCCAACAGCTGGTTGTTTGCAGCGTTGGCTAAGTCACGACTGTCAATTTCCGCTTGCAGCTCAGCACTGACCAACTGAATACGGTCGATGTCTGTTCTCAAAGCCTGAGCCAAAACACCTGCATTGATCCTGCCACTCAACAATTCGATCATCTGATCGATGGTTGGTCTGGCAACAGCAGAAGCTGGGCCAATCAATTCACCCACAGTCCCATTCACAGAAACAATCTTGATCCAGTAGAAATACTCGATCAGCTGATTGTTTTCTGTCTTGTCGTAGTATTGGCTTCCCGATACCACGGCAATCTGCAAAGCAGAATTAAAGTCATCGGTCAAACCCCTGAACAACAGGGTGTGAGCCACTGCAAAAGGATTGACTGCAGGGTAAGACCAAGACACATCAATCCCGCCAAAAGCGGGAGTTGCCGTCAGGACAGAGTTGTTGTCCGGATCTCCAGGCAGGGGACCACCCCAGCCACCGACCCCACACGTATTTGTTGAGCAAGCTGTCATAGAGACATCTCCGATAAATGCGATCGATTATCCTCCATTCCCCTTAAACCAACTGAAAGAACCAATGAAAGCTGTTTACGAAAATCATTACCTGACAGACAGGGATGTAGCCAATTACGCCAGGCAATCCTTTGCCACCCTGGCTGACAAGTTCACCGAAGCCCAGAACAACAACCTGGTCAGGTTCCTGGCTCGAGGCATGGCCTCTGGAGACTGGGAAAAGCTGATCAAGGAGCTGGGTGCCGAAGGCATGAGCACCGAAGAGGTCAAGCGCCAAGCCACCTACCTCAGAAGCATTCCTTGCCACTGGGTGCCGTTTGGCCATCCCCAGATCACTCTCCGGATGCAGGCTCCCATTCCCATCCGAGTCCAGTGCTTCAAGCACAAGATCGGTTTTGTAGAGTCGGAAGAGTCTCGCCGGTACATCTCGACCAAGCCCCAGTTCTACCTGCCGGATCACTTCCGGGAGTCGGCCGCATCAGTGAAACAAGGCAGTGCCGGCAAGCATCCTCGCAGTGAAATGTGGCTCCATGTGTACCGGGAAGACTGCGAGCACCTGATCCGCCGCTACGAGAAGGCCATTGACGACGGCGTATGCCCCGAGCAAGCCCGTTTTATGCTGCCCCAAGGGGTAGAGGTCAACTGGGTCTGGACAGGCTCCCTGTACGCCTATGCGAACTTCTACAACCAGCGATCCGATTCCCATGCCCAAAAGGAAATCCAGGATCTGGCTGAACAAGTGAACCAAATCATTCAACCTCTATTCCCGGTTTCTTGGTCGGCTTTGACTCAGGGTAACTACTGAGACCCAAAACCAGTAAACTTAGATCCCCCAATCAAAGGGCCAAGGTTTCCAGTTTTCCTGGGGAGACTTTGGCTCTTTTTCATTCCAGGAACCAGAAAGACCCAATGCAACCAGCAAACCAACTCCCTACCCCGCTTCAAGAATACGTGCACAAAAGTCGGTATGCCCGGTGGATCGACGCTGAACAGCGCCGTGAAAACTGGGATGAAACCGTCAAACGGTACGTCAACTACTTTGCTGAGAAGTTTCCTCATTACCCCAAAGACCAGATCTTCAACAGCATTCTGAGTCTGCGCACCATGCCTTCCATGCGTGCCTTGATGACAGCTGGCCCTGCACTTGAACGTGATCCAATGGCTGGCTACAACTGCGCATTCGTCGCAATTGAAGACCCCCGAGCTTTTGACGAGATCCTGTACATCCTGATGTGCGGCACTGGCATGGGATTCTCTGTTGAACGTCAATTCATTGCCAAGTTGCCGATCATCGGTGCTCAAGCAATGATGGATTCAGAAGGCAAGCTGCACATTCAAACCGTGGATCACCTGACTCCAGTCGATCACACGATTGTGGTTCAGGACAGCAAGCGTGGTTGGGCTTCAGCTTTCCGTGAGCTGCTGACCTACCTCTACGCAGGCTACATCCCCAACTGGGACACCAGCCTGGTTCGTCCAGCTGGAGCCAAGCTCAAGGTCTTCGGTGGCCGAGCCAGTGGTCCCCAGCCTCTGATCGATCTCTTCAAGTTCGCCGTCCAGACCTTTAAGGGTGCAGCCGGTCGCAAGCTGACATCGATCGAATGCCATGACCTGGTGTGCAAGATCGCTGACATCGTGGTTGTAGGCGGTGTTCGTCGCAGTGCTCTGATTTCTCTGAGCAACCTGTCTGACGACCGCATGCGTAGCGCCAAGAGCGGTCAGTGGTGGGCAATCGAGCCTCAGCGTGCTCTGGCCAACAACTCAGCAGCCTACACAGAGCGTCCAGCCATGGAGCTCTTCATGAAGGAATGGCTGAGCCTGATCGAATCCAAGTCAGGTGAGCGTGGCATCTTCAACCGTGAAGCGGCCATTAAAAAAGCCATCGACTCAGGCCGTCGTGATCCTTCCAAGATCGTGGGTGTCAACCCTTGTGCAGAGATCACGCTTCGCAGCGCTGGTGTCTGCAACCTGTCTGAAGTGGTGATCCGCAAGGAAGACACACTGAAAGACCTGATCGACAAGGTTCAGGTTGCCACCATCATCGGGACTTACCAGTCCTTGCTGACCGAGTTCCGCTACGTGCGTGACATCTGGAAAGAAAACCAGATCGAAGAGCGTCTGCTGGGTGTGTCACTGACCGGCATCATGGATCACCCAGTCCTGAGCCACACCAGTGAGACATCGCGTGACTGGTTGCGCCAGATGAAGAAAGCCGCGATTGCCACCAACAAGGAATGGGCTGAGAAGCTGGGCATCAACCAATCGGTGGCCATTACCACCGTGAAGCCAAGCGGAACAGTCAGCCAACTGGTGGACTCTGCATCCGGCATTCACCCTCGCTACTCTGAGTACTACATCCGCACAGTCCGTGCAGACAAGAAAGACCCACTCGCATTGCTGATGCGTGCACAGGGCTTCCCAGTCGAGGACTGCGTGATGAAGCCAGACAGCACAGACATCTTCAGCTTCCCAGTGCAAGGCCCAAGCCATGCAGTGTTCAGAAACGATCGCACTGCCCTTGAGCAGCTGGATCACTACTTGATGCTGCAGACCGAATGGACTGAGCACAACGTGTCCGTGACGGTCTACGTCAAGGATCACGAGTGGATGGGTGTGGGTGATTGGGTGTATCAGAACTTCGACCAGCTGGCTGGTGTGAGCTTCCTGCCTCACAGCGATCACACGTACCAACAGGCTCCGTACACCGAATGCACCAAAGCAGAGTACGAAGCATTGCTGGCACGCATGCCTGCTCTCGACTGGAGCCAACTGGCTCAGTTCGAGAAAGACGATGCCACTGTGAATACCAAAGAGCTGGCCTGTACGGCTGGCGTCTGCGAGATTCTGTAAGCAGCGTCAGACCCCTCCGGGGGTTATGTGAAGAGCCCCAAATCCTGGGGCTCTTCTTCTTTACAAGAAAGGAAAAAACATGGAGCGCGAAACCTGTAGATCGGTCGGTTGCCAAAACCACGCAACCAAAGGAACCGACTTCTGTAACCACTGCCAGCTGCAACTTCAAACGGTACTCGGAACCAAGACTATCAGTGCCAATGAGCCAAGCATGGCTCAGAAATATCCTCAGTACTACAAGCCAGTCGGTGATCTCAAAGAGATCGATGTCTATGCGGTGCACCACCTCTTCGACATCCAAGACCCATCTGGCTGCATCCAGCATGCCAGCAAGAAGCTGTTGCTCTCCGGTGTTCGCACTGGTGGCAAGTCAGCTCTCAAAGACATCAAGGAAGCGCGGGACACGCTTACCCGCTACATCCAACTTCACGAGTCTGCCCCGTAAGCAAGCACGCGGCTCCGTCCGCTTCTTCGATAAACCAACAAAGGCAAACCATGTCCGCCATTTACGCAAACGTATCCGAAGTTCCTTTGGCCTTAGCAGTATTCCTGGCCACCGATCACTACGATCATGACAATGATCCCAATACCATCAGCGCAACTACACTGCTGAAACCACTCCGACAAATCATTCTGCCGACTCGAGTTCCTCCAGGTGAAGGCCTGGTCAACCTGGCCGACATGATGAACAGCCGGATGGGTACTGCCATTCACGACGGCATCGAACGTGCGTGGATGTCGAACTACAAGCAAGCCATGCAAAACATTGGCTTGCCTCAGCGAGTCATCGACAAGATCCGAATCAACCCAACTGACGAACAGTTGCAAGACCTTGCAGCCGATGGCGTCGAGTCAATTCCAATTTACCTGGAACAGCGACTCAGCCGCCAACTGGGCAAGTGGAAAATCACCGGCAAGTTTGACTTCATTGGTGAAGGCCGAGTGCAGGACTTCAAGTCCACCTCAGTGTTCACCTACAAGAACCAAACCGGTGCTGACAAGTTTCCACTGCAAGGCAGCATCTACCGCTGGCTTGATCCCAAGAAGATCCACCAGGATCAGATGGACATTCATTACATCTTCACCGACTGGAAAGGTGCAATGGTCAAAACCGATCCAGGCTATCCACCTCGTCGGTTCCACAAGCAGTCATTTGATCTGCTGTCACTCAACGAGACCGAAGCCTACATCCGCAAGAAGCTGGCTTTGATCGAACAGTACTGGGATGCACCTGAAGAAGAGATTCCTCAATGTGATGACTCAGAGCTGTGGCGCAGTGAGCCGGTCTTCAAGTACTACAAGAACCCTGACAAGACTGCTCGCAGCACCAAGAACTTCGACACGATGCAAGACGCAATCATCCGTCTTTCAGAAGACGGCAACGTCGGCATCGTCAAAGAGGTTCCTGGCCAAGTCACTGCATGCAAGTACTGCCCTGCATTTGCAGCGTGCACCCAAAAAGATCAACTGATTGCAGCGGGTGATCTCATCCTTTGAACCAAGAAAGAAACTCATGAAAACCTTTGACGAGATGGAGTACCACCCAGCCTCAGAAAAACTGGTGCAGATCCTGTGCAGCAAGACCCAGAACAGCAACCCGTTGTTCTTCCGTGTGCTGGTGGGCTACTACTTCAGCCTGGTGGCTTCGATGATGCGAACCACGATTGCCACCCATGATCGTGGGGACATCCCTGTGAACATGTATGCCTTGAACCTGAGCACATCAGGTTCCGGCAAGGGCTTCTCCACCAACATCATGGAGAACCAGGTGATCAACCAGTTCCGTGGACGCTTCCTCGAAGAGACGTTCCCAATCCTGGCTGAAAACAACCTGCCAAAGCTGGCACTCAAACGAGCCAACCGCAAGAGCACTGACCCCGATGAAGAGCTGGTGCGCGTGCAGAAGGAATTCGACAGCCTTGGCTCGCTGATGTTCAGCTTCGACTCAGGTACTGCACCTGCGGTCAAGCAGATGCGCCACAAGCTGCTCATGGCTGATGCGGGTTCGATGAACCTGCAGATCGATGAGATTGGTTCCAACCTGGTTGGCAACGTCGAGATTTTGAACACGTTCCTGGAGCTGTACGACGTAGGCCTGGTCAAGCAGAAGCTGATCAAGAACACCGCTGACAGCGTTCGCAACGAAGAGATCGTTGGCCGCACTCCAACCAACATGATGCTGTTTGGCACCCCAGCCAAACTGCTCAACGGTAGCAAGACCGAGGAAGAGCTGTACTCCATGCTCGAGACCGGTTACGCACGCCGCTGCTTCTTCGGTTACAGCCGAGCGTCCAACAAGTCCACTGAGATGACACCTGAAGAGGTGTACGTCCAACTGACAAACCAGGACAGCAACACCTACCTGGACGAGCTGTCGGACAAGCTGGAAGCGCTGGCCGACATCATCAACGTCAACAAGCGTCTGATCGTCAGCAAGGAAACCAGTCTGCTGTTGATCGAGTACCGCTTGAAGTGTGAGCGTGAAGCCGAGCTCTACCCAGAGCACGAGGAGATCAAGAAAGCCGAGATCTCTCACCGCTACTTCAAGGCCCTGAAGTTGGCCGGTGCCTATGCCTTCATTGACGACTCTCCCGAGTTGACCCAGGAGCATCTGTACCAAGCCATCAAGCTGGCCGAGGAGTCAGGCAACGCTTTCAACAAGCTGCTGACCCGTGATCGTCCTTACGTCAAGCTGGCCAAGTACATCGCTACTTGCAAGCGTGATGTGACCCAGGCTGATCTGGTCGAGGACTTGCCGTTCTACCGTGGAGCCACAGGTCAAAAGTCGGAGATGCTGTCTCTGGCCATTGCCTATGGCTACAAAAACAACATCATCATCAAGAAGTCCTTCTCTGACGGCATCGAGTTCCTTCGGGGCGAGACGCTGAAAGCGACTGATCTCTCCAAGATGGTGTTGAGCTACAGCACCGACATCACGACTGACTACCGCAACGAGCACGCACCTTTCGAGAAGCTGCACCAACTCACTCAAGCCCCTGGCTTGCATTGGGTGGCGCACCACTTGAATGGCGGCTATCGCAACGAAGACAACTGCATTCCAGGCTTCAACCTGGTGGTGATCGACGTTGACGGCGGTGTCAGCATGAGCACGGTCAAGTTGTTGATGAAGAACTACAAGTTCCTGATCTACACGACCAAGCGTCACACTGAAGAAGAGAACCGGTTCCGCATCATCCTGCCAATCAACTACGAGTTGGCCATGGATGCCAAGGACTACAAAGAGTTCATGTCCAACATCTACGAGTGGCTTCCATTCGAAGTGGACACAGCAACCAACCAACGTGCACGCAAGTGGCTGTCTCATGACGGCACCTATGAGTACAACGAAGGTGAAGTGCTCGACGCCCTGCCCTTCATTCCGAAGACCAGCAAGAACGAAGAGCGCAAGGAGCTGATGAACTCACAGCAATCCATGGACAACCTGGAGCGCTGGGTGATCAACAACATCGGTGACGGCAACCGCAACAACATGCTGTTGCGCTACGCAATGATTCTCTTGGATGGTGGTTTCGACTTCGAAAACATCCGCCAGCGAGTCATGACTCTGAACAACAAGATCGCAGACAAGCTGGACGAAGCCGAGGTCATGAGCACCATCATGATCACAGTGGCCAAGACCATCTCCAAACGCTAACTCGGGAAGCGCTCTCCGGCGCTCCTGCGGTAAACCAAACAAGGAAAACCATGTCCGACACCAACGACCATTTGGTCCTGCTGTGTGGTAAGTCAGCCACCGGCAAATCATCCTCGCTGATGGGTCTCAAAGATCCTGAAGGCGTTCTGTACCTGAACTGTGAGGCCGGCAAGCGGCTTCCATTCAGAGCCAAGTTCATCCAGAAGACGGTCACCGATCCGCTTCAGATCAACGAGGCATTCGACTGGGCTGAGACTCAACCTCAGATCCACACCATCATCATCGACTCCCTGACGTACCTGCTCGACATGTACGAGAGCCTGTACGTGCTGAATTCCAGCAACGGCATGCAGGCCTGGGGTCAGTTTGCTCAGTACTTCAAAGCGCTGATGCAGCAGTATGTGGCTCGCTCTACCAAGCGAATCATCTTCACTGCGCACACCTCTGACACGCTGAACGAATCGGAGATGCTGATGGAGACCAAGGTTCCTGTGAAGGGCTCCTTGAAGAACAACGGTCTGGAGTCCTACTTCACCGTTGTCATTGCCAGCAAGAAAGTGGCACTCAAAGCGCTGAAGGACTATGGCTCAGACATGCTGACCATTACTCCTGAAGAGGAAGCACTTGGATTCAAGTATGTCTTCCAAACCAAGATCACCAAAGAGACGGTCAATGAACGTCTTCGTGGTCCACTCGGGTTGTTCGATACAAAGGAGACTTTTATCGACAACAATATCCAGTTGGTCTTGGACCGGCTGAAAGAATACTATGCGTGAGCACAGTAAAACCAAAACCAACCTTTAACCAATCCTGAAAGAAAACATCATGTCTCTGCTCTCAAACCTTTCGACCGATGCGTCCGTCACCGAAGAAAAAGACTCGGTAGGCTCCAGCGGTCCTCTGGACTCCGGTCTGTACAAATCCACCGTAGCCCTGGCTTACGTCACCAAGTCCGCTGGTGGTGCCATGGGTCTGGTGCTGAACCTCAAGACCGAAGCTGGTCGTGAGCTCCGTCAAACCCTCTGGATGACCTCCGGTACTGCCAAGGGCGGCAAGAACTACTACGAGAAGGACGGCGAGAAGTTCTACCTGCCTGGCTTCAACCATGCCAACAGCTTGGCTCTGTTGACTTGCGGCAAGGAGATCTCCGAGCTCGACACCGAAACCAAGGTGGTCAACGTGTACTCGGCCGAAGCCAAGTCTGAAGTGCCGACCAAGGTCGAGATGCTGATGGACTTGCTGGGCAAGGAAATCATCGTCGGCGTGCTTCGTCAGACGGTCGACAAGACCAAGAAGAACGATGCCGGTGTGTACGAGCCCACTGGTGAGACTCGTGACGAGAACGAGATCGACAAGCTGTTCCGTGCGAAAGATCGCATGACGACTGCCGAGATCCGTGCTCAAGCCGAGACTGCTGGTTTCATCGACACCTGGGATGCCAAGCACAGCGGCACCGTGAAGATGAAGGCCAAGGGCGCTTCCGGCACGCCTGGTGCACCCAAAGCCGCAGGTGCTCCTGCAGCTGCAGCCAAGAAGCCTACGACCAGCCTGTTTGCTTGACTCCTGCAGGAGGTAGGCCCAAGCCCGTTTTGAACATTCTTCAGACGGGCTCATTTTTTCATCAACCACCAGGAAAGAAAATGCAAATCAATCCACAAACTCCCATCACTCTGACGCTGAACGTCGAGGCGACCAACATCATTCTGGGTGCTCTGAGCGCTCAGCCCTATGACAAGGTTGCCGGCCTCATCGGTGCTATCCAGCAACAAGCTGCTCCACAACTGCAGCCTGCTGAAGCCCCCGTTGCACAAGAGCCTGCTCCTGCTGCTGAGTAATCAGTCAAGAAAGATCACATGACTGAGAACCAAGAGAACGTGATCCCTAACCGGATCACTGTTGCCGACATGCAAGCCAAGGTGAAATCCTCTACCTACACACGCTTGCCTGACAGCACTACAACCGTTTGCCAGATCACTCTGGAAAACGGCTACACCTTGGTTGGCACCAGCGCTTGCGTTGACCCAGCCAACTTCAACCAAGCCATTGGCGAGAAGATTGCGTATGACAACGCATTCGAGAAGCTCTGGGATCTGGAAGGCTACCTGCTCAAGCAGCGTCGCTTTGAAGCGGGGTTGGCATGAACAAGAACGCTGAAACCGTAGTCGTTGCAGACATTGACCAGTTCATCCAGCTGTTGAGTGGCTGGCATGAAAGCAAGGTCAAGACACTGGAACATTTCCTGTCCATGCCTGAAGGCGTCGAAGTCACCTTCAACAACGAAGCCACGCAAATCCTGTCGGGCGATCTGCACAAGGGCTTCCTGATGGGTCTGTCACTGGCCTTGATGGAGCTGGGTACTCTGCCCTTTGGTGTGGAGATTGACGATTCACCCGCAGCACCTGATGAGCCAGTCCACTGACATCATCAAGGTTGTGGGCCAAGATCCCAGCCTCCGTAACTGGGGTCTGGCGGTCGGCACCTTGAACCTGGAAACCAGAAAGCTCACAATCGAGCTGCTGAACCTGACCAATCCTGTTCTGCCTACCGGCAAGCAAGTTCGTCAGAACAGCACCGATCTCGAGTCAGCATTCCAGCTGTACAAAGGTGCCGTCACCGCAGCAGAGGGCGCTCACGCAGTCTTTGTAGAAGTTCCTGTCGGTAGCCAGTCGGCTCGGGCAATGGCTTCCTATGGAGTCTGTGTGGGCGTCCTCGGGGCGTTGAGAGCGAACGGTATCCCCTTCTTCGAAGTGACCCCAAACGAAGTAAAGCTTGCTTCTGTAGGCAACAAGACAGCCTCAAAGCAAGACATGATTCGATGGGCCATGGCCAAGCATCCCGAAGCCAATTGGCCCATGTACAAGCAGAACGGTGCAAGCGTCGTGAGTGAGGCAAAAGCCGAGCACATGGCCGATGCTGTTGCTGCCATCTATGCGGGCATATCCTGCAACGCTTTTCAACAAATGCTGCCTTTCATCAAGGCACAAACCAAGAAAGAAACCAATGCAAATTCAGCTCAAACAGACTGAGATCATTGCTGCACTGAAGCAGTACATCACCACTCAAGGCATCAGCTTGAGCGGCAAGTCCGTGGACATCTCGTTCACTGCCGGCCGCAAAGAGTCTGGCATCACTGCCGACATCTCGATCGAAGATGCTGGTCAGCCGATTCCTGGTTTCGAAGACAGCCCTGAAGATGCAGTCAAGCCTGTCCTGACTGTGGTGCCTACACCTCCTGAAGCCAAAGCAGCTGAAGAACAAGCTCCTGCGGTTGAAGAACCTCCGTTTGCTACGGACGAACCTGCTGTTGCAAAGACACCTACTAGCCTGTTCAACTAACAGGTCGTAGGAATGGGCGTACTCAAAGGGATTGGCTATACCCTAGCCGCAATCCTCGTTCTCACTGTACTATTGGTTGGAGGTGCGCTCATTTCAGCACTCGTTGCCGTAGCAGGAGCAGTCCTGTTGGGCGCAGCTGTCATAGCGATCATTGCCCTCTGTATCAAGGAATACTGTGAGCACGAATCAGTACCATCTCGCCCGTCAAAAGGCGAAGGAAGAGGAACCCAAGAAGGCTCTTGAAAACCTCTTCCACGAACCGCCCAAATCGAAAGGAATACCGATGGCCAACAAGCTCGATGATCTGCAAAAACAGATCGAAACTCTCCAGAAAGAAAGAGACGCTCTTCTTTCAAAAGAAAGATCTGCTGCGATCGAAGACATCAACGAAAAGATCAAGTTCTACGGCATTCGTGTACGAGACTTGAACTTCGGTGAGCCAGTCAAGGTCACTGCTACTGGTCGAGCAAAGGTGGCTATGAAGTATCAATCCGGCACCAACTTCTGGTCCGGTCGAGGACGTAAACCCAAATGGGTTGAAGCACACCTGGCGAAGGGTGGAAAGCTTGAGGAAATCCTCATCAAGTAACAAGCCCGGCAGTGTCTGCAGGAGGGCTATAAAATCCGGCAGACCGACTCATCCCCGTAAGGGATGACTCTTAAGAGTGAAGACTTTGCAGTCCCCACCCTTAAGCGTTACTTCACCAAGGCCATTGCTGCCTTCACCGTAGCCAGGTCATCCAGTGCACCTGGGAAGCCAAGAGCACCAATACCAAACGGGTTGTTGCCGATCTTGGCCAATGCTGAGCTGTCCAGAACGATGGATCCTAAGTCCAGATAGTTGTCTGCTGCTGCCAAAGCCAACACTCTTGCAGGATTCTCACGACCTATCTTTAACAGCACCTTTTGCATCCGCAAGAAGTACTTCGTGAACATCATGAACCCCATGTCATCCAAGAACTGAATGTTCCGGTGCATGGCTATGTCGTAATTCACGAACGCATCAGCAGCTTCTTGAATTGCTGCTGCCTTGCTTAACGGGTTCTGCTCCCGGCTGATCAGGTGTTGGTACATCACGTATCGAGCCACGAAGTCACTCACCTGTGTGGCCTGGTGCAACGCCTTATACAGCTTGCCGTCTCGGGTCATGTAGACAAACTTCGCTGCCTCTTTGACCTTCGGGTTCAGCTTGTCTGTAAAGCGTTCTGTCTTCTGTGCAAACTCCGTCTTGTACGAAAACGGATCGTCCGCTTCACCAACGTCTTCCACAATAGAAGGCATCAAGCCAGCTTCAATCAACTCTCGTGCTGGGTTGATTGCAATCTCATTTCGCAAGCGAACAATCCTGCGTTCAATCTCTGCCTCGTTGCCTTGGGTGTAGCCGGTCTCAAGCAGGTTCTCCAGCTCACGCAGCTCATCGCTGTCAGCTTGGTAGGCCATGGCACTCTTCAAAGCATCAGGCATGTGCTCACGGATCGCTTTCAGCGTCACCCCTGAAGCCAACAACTGAGTCAAGTTGCTCTTGTTGTTGTTGATCATCGAGGTCACACCCTTGATCACGTAGATCGTCTTGATCTCACGCACGATCTCCTGCCATGCACGCTCACCACGAGTCAAATAAGCTGCAGCTCGCTTGGCATAGCGCTCGGCTTCATCCTGAGACTTGCCCAGCTTGATTCGAGCATAGGTGCTCAAGGCCCACTCGACTGACAGCACAAAGTTCTGAGCAATCAACCCTTGCTTGTCAGCCTCAGACAGTGCACCGCCAGCTTCCAACTTGGCCTTATTCTTTTGGCTTTGGCGGATCGGATCTGCCAGTGAAAGCTTCCGGTAACCAAACACCACATCCAGGCTGTCGGCCGTGACCTTCATGCTGTCACCACCCCAGACTGCACGAACATCTTCCTTGGTCTGGTCAGGCAAACGCTCCCAGAAGCTTCGGAGCTCGGGATCGTTGCTCTTCGGACCCACCTCGACATACGACTCGGCATTGAGTGCGTAGTCGTCCTTGTAAATGTCCTTCAAGGCTTCCAGCACAGCACGGTTCTGCTCCTTGATCTTGGGCTTGCTGAACACCGTACCGCCCAACACACCCAGCACTCGATCAAAGCTATTGTTTCGTTGCAGCAGATCATCCTTTGTCTGCTTGTTCATCATGTAACGCCAGTTCACCACCTTGCCGTTCTCGTTGTAGAGAGGCGCTGTGTAGTTCTTCTTTTCCTGAGAAGGATCCCAGTTGGGGTCTGTATTGATCTTAGAACCAAGCTTCTGATCAAACCTGGCTTGTGTCTGTGCGTTCTCTAGGCCGTCTTGGGTGTTGACGTTCAGATAGCCACTATGTGCCTTGGTGCCCTTGGCAGTGTCCGACTGGAACTGCAGTGCACCTGAGACATGAGGGGCCAAACCAGCGCCTTTGAGCACGTAGATGTACTTCTGGCTTTGGTCCGGATCAGCACCATCCTTGGATACCTTGGCTCCTTGCTTGTAGCCAAAGTCGATCAAAGCCTGTCCTTCCGCCTCAGTTGCCACCACAAACTCAGTGTGAGGATTCAAGATCTCAGGCGTGAAGCCATGGATCATCAGTGCAGGGTTGTTCCTGAACTGACGCTCGAAGGCTTCTGCTTCCAGTGCCTTCTGCGCTCTCATCACAAAGTCGATGCCGTTGCCGACAGACCCGCCACGAGCATTCTCGTCACGGAACACCTGCTTGGCCAAACCTTGCTCAGTGCGTGAGGTGTATTTCAGTGCATAAAGCGACACCAGCTGCTTGATGATCGGGTCTGCTGCCTTGGCTTGCGCGTCAGTGATCTGCTTCTCGTAAACCGTACCAGCCAGCTTGGAGATCAAGTGCGAGTTCATCATCAGCACTTCAACCGTCACCAGCTCCGTTGCCTTGTAGTAGCCCAGTCCTTTGATCTGAGTAACGTACTCGGCTTTCATGTGGCCCAGCTTGGCTTCCAGTTCAGCAATGGCCCGGTTCTGAGCAACCGGGTTGTCGACCAGGCGCTCAATTTCAGCCAACGACATTGTGTCGGTCAGGTAATGCAAGCCAGTCCGCATCACTACTGAAGTGATGCTGGCGCTGCTGTCCTTTGAAAGCTTCTTGCTGAATGCCTTGCGAGCATCCTTGGCCCAGCCAGCAATCTGATCCTGACGATCACCTTCGAACTTTTTCACGGCACGAAACGCCGCTTGCAGCTTTTCCTTGTGGCCAGTAAGTTCCTTCAGAAGACTGACAAACACGCTGCCCTGAGACTGGACGTTGCGCTCGTAGAACTTCTGCATGCCCTCGATGTACTTCTCGGTACGATCGTTAGTGACCGTGCTTACTGCACTGCGAACCACCTGCACTGCCGTGTTCTTCTGCTTACGCAGAAACTCCGAGTCGGCCGCTTGAGCGATCTTGGTCCGGATGCCTTCAGTCACTGCCCGAGCACCGTCTTCCACCATGTCGGTGTTGATCAAACCTTTCTTGGCTTGCAGCAACGAGCGCTTCTTAGCTTCGATGTCCACCAGCTGCCCAACCAGACTCTGCAGCTTGTTGTCTGCAAACTGACCGGCGTAAGTCTTGGTCACACGCTCACGGAACATTCCCAACACGTTGGAGAACCAGCGACGCAGGCGTTGCTCAAACGATTCTTGTCCACGAACCTTTTTGACGTTGCCTTCCGTTGCCACCTGAAGCATCTGGTTGAACCCTTGATGGGCCAAACCTAAAGCAGCAAAACGAGCCAAGTAGTCCGAACGACCGCTCTTGTCACTCTTCAGATTGAACACAAAGTCATACTGGCTCTTGGCATGAGCTTTCTCCGAAGGTGTGGCCATGGCCCAGTCACCCTTGAAGAAGTCCGAACCGTCCTTGCTGAACTTGTTTTCTATTTCTGTGTATAGGTTGTAGAGCTCGCGGTACTGAGTTGTGGCCTGTGCGCCCTTACCATCCAAGGCTGCTTTGACCGTAGCCTCAACCTGCTCGATGGCAAAGGCTTCCTGCTCGCTTGCTGCCATGTGGCTGAGCACGCTCGAACCAAAGGGAGCAGCACCCAGTTCCTTGGCCTTGGCCCAAGCATCGACCGGCGTCTTGGCTTCGGTCTCACGCAATGCCTGCGCAAACGCACCAAACGGGCCGTGGAGCGCGTCAACGATGCCGGTGAGGAGATTGGCCAGCTGAGACTGAAACAGGGGGCTTACGGAGCCGCTATCCAATGCGTTGTGGATTTCCAACGTCGTGTATGAATTCACGGCATTCATTGCTGCCATGGACAGACTCAGGTCGCCAGTTTTTGGCTTGCTTTGAGATGCCTGGTAGAACAGACCGGAGACGTTCGACACTAGCACCGACAGGCCGTTGTCGAGGTTTGCATCGGGCTTCTCAAACAGAAGACCCGTCAGTGCAGAAATAAATTTCTGCATGCCGGTAACCAACCGGTTGCTGCCAGTCTTCGATGCCATCGTAATCTTGGTCAGCACATCACGCTGCAAACCAAGATTGCTCATGCCCCAAGCCACAAACTCTTGTACATCGGCCAATGCTGCTGTGTACTGAGTCAAGCCGTTTTGCTTAGCAAACTCCTGGGCTTTGACTCTCAAAGCTTCCAGCTCAGCAACCAGAGCAGCTGCATCACCAGTAGGGTTCTGAATAACTTGAGCTACCGCAGCGTGGATCAGTTCGTGCAGCAAGGACTCGGCCGTCAAACCAGAATTCACAAACTCTGTGCTCAGCACATAGATTGCTTGCTGGTCCCCCTTCGATACAAACCAAGCACGAGACGGTTGAGTTGGTTCTTCCAGAACTCCATTTTTATCAGTCTCCTTAGTAATCAAATTAATTGCCAAATCAGGACTTACAACTTTGCTCACCAGCATGAGCAGTTTTTGATTTACTGGACTAAGACGACCTTGTGCACTAAGAAGATCGATGACTTGCTGCGCTGTAGCTGCAGGATTGGACTTGAAGAATTTCACCAAGTCCTTGTCGCTCTCGACTCTTGGTTTTCCAAACAAGCCAAACGGACTAAAGGCAGGGGCTTGTTCTTCTACTGCAGACAAGTCAAATTCAGCCTCAGCAAGAACTTGTTGAACTTGAGCCTTTTTGGCTTTCTTTGCATCCGACAGGCGTTTGATCCGACGTTGCTCAGCCGCCTTCAATGAATCAGTGAGTTCAGTTGCAAGAGCCACCACAGAAGCGGGTACTTCAGGTGTCAGCTCAGCTTTCATCTTCAACGCTTTTGCTCGGTCAGCATCAGTAACAACATAGCCTTGACCCTCGTAAGCAAACTGATTCACCGTGGCAATCTTGCTCAAGGTTTCCAGACGAATGTTGTCAGCCTGAAACGCAATGACCTTAGCGTCTTTGAGCAGCATGACCAGAACGCTGCCAATACTCGGCACATCGTTTCCTGATCGCATTGCCCAGGCTTTCTTTGCAAGCATGTCCACCAGGTTGTCTTGGGCTTGGATCGACAAACCGCCTTCGGATTTGGTTAGTCTAGCCATGCCTTCAACGGTACGACGCAACGAGTGATACACCTCTTCAAGAGGGGAGTATTCCAGTGAAGTCTGGAAAAACGCCTTGTTCAAGTCCTGAGCCACTGAACCAATGTCATTAACGCCAGTCACCAATTCATCGTGGTTGTTCAACGTGCTGTGCTTCATCTGAACATTGTGAGAATCAGCGCTGTCAGTCGAGTGGACAACCATCGTTCCCATGGCAGCACCAGGAACAACGTCTCCAGTAACCCGAGAAGTACTGTTGATGCTGGAAACAGGTTTCCATGTAATCGTACTGACGACTCCCGGCACCGGAATGCCAAATTGCACTTCGTTCTTGTACAAAGGACTGTCTCGCTCAACCAGTCTGGATCGTGACATCAGCATGCCAGTACCGATTCGGCCATCACGCTTTGACATCAAGCTGTGAATGACAGGCAAGATGCCTTTCAGCTTTTTCTTGATCTGACCATCAGCTTCTTTAGTGATGTCGTGAATTGGCTCTCCGACTTTGTTTTTTTCTACGTCTTCATTTTGCAAGGCAGCTTCACGCTCACCATCCAGCACAGCGTTGTACAAATTGAACGTCAGGTTGGCTGTATCGATCAACGCAGTTTGCTGACGACGCAATGGGCCATAGGTAGTTTCAACCGCATCCTGCATCGACATACCCAAGGTCTGGTCAAAGACCGAGGCAATGGCAGAGTTCTGAGCCGGCAGCAAGTTGCGCTTCAAGTGGTACTCACCGTCCTTACCTTCTGGAATCAAAGGAGCACTAAGATCGCCTTCAGCAATCAGAGTGTTGAGCGCCTTGACATACGCATCTAGCTCTGCGGGTTTATTGGCATATTTCGTGAAGCCATTGAGAACGCTCTCGGCAAAGTTCTCTTGCAGTCGCATGACGGCATTCTCAAACGACGATCCAAAGATGATTGGAGGCACAACGCCCTTGGCAAACTTACGGCCGTCTGAAGTAACTTTGTCGCCATCCATTAAAGGACGGGTCACTGCCCACAACGCATTCACGACTTCAGGCATGTACTCGACCATGTTGGCCATACGATCGTTCATTTCGGCCGTGGCTCGCTCGTACACATCGAGGTTGCCAGGCTGGTCATGCCATTGGGCAAAGTCAGAATAAGCACTACCCACCTCGTAGATGCCCCCTTGATTCATTACCTTAAGCATCTCGTCCGACGAGTTGGCTGCTCCAAGAATCAAGTGGCCTTTGATCACTCCGTTACTGACACCATCCACACCTGCTGGTAGTTGAACCTCAACTGAATCCAAGCCATCTCGCTCAGCAATAGTGACCTCGAGCATGGCCAGCATGGCGTTCAAGCCTTGCATGTCTTGGCCGTCAACTATTGCGGCCTTGTCCGCATCAGTCAGCTCTTCGCCTTGACGGGCTTTTTCCATTGCAGCTAGTGCTGCTTGGAATGCAGGCTCTTGACGCAAACCTCCCTGACCATCGACGCCGTTCAAGAGCTCGATGATTTGCTGGTCGGTGCCTTTCAAACCAAGTGCTTCACCTAGATGGAAATACAGCTTGTTCACTGCATCGGGGTTGGTCAGATCAACCTTGTTCTTCCAAGCTGTCTGAGTCACCAAGTAGCGATGCTGCTTATGCGCGTTGGGGTTGACCCCATTAGATGTCAGACCAGAGCGTTGGTTTTTCCATGCTGCAGGCACAAAGTAGAACAGTGTATCTACGCCATTCTCTGAAGGACTCAGCACATCTTCAACAAACGTAATGAAGTTGTCGATGACTCTAAACGTGTTGTCTGTCTTGGCTTCATGAGCTGGACGCTGTGAGATGTGCACAGTATCAACATCGCCTTCCGGCAAACCAATGACTTTACTGAACCATTCGTAGCCCAGCTTGCTGTAGAGGTTCCACATCCCTTGATGCACTTCGTAGGGAAGCTCGCTGGAATGTTTCAATGCGTCATACAGCTCAACCGGCACACCCATCTGACTGTTGGCGGCTTTCTTCTGATCGTAAGCACCAGGAGTCAGCGAAGGGAAAGTGATCGAGCTTTCGACACCAAACAGCTTGTTCAGGAGCGTCCCAGTTCCTTTGTTCGTATCCACTACACGCTTTGCAAAGGCATTCAGCTCTTTTGTTTTTTCGTCACGCACAAAGGTGTAGAAAAACAACTGGGTGTTCTCGCTCTTGGTGGTTGTCTTTTCACTGAACGACAGGTCTTCTGCATTGACTGTCTTGCGTTTGAGCAAACCAGGAGTGCTAAGCATCAGACGAAGCGCTTGCGTACCCAGCACTGATTTTAATCGGGGCTCGAAATCCTTGGGTGCCTGTAGACTTGGCCTAAAACCAAGCATGTCATAGATGCTGTTTCCCAATTCCTCAATCATTGAAGCTTGAGGAATGCCTTGGCCAATCAATCCCCAAACTTTCGGGTCAATCTCAGAGCCTTCAGGGTTTCCCAAAAACTTGTTGATCTGCTCCGGTGTCGAGTAGCCCTTGCCGTTTGCGTTGTCAGCAATAAATTGAAAGACGGCTGCAGACATGGCAGTCTTCAAATTCTCATCGACATCCAACTTTCCATCTTCCGAGTTCTCAAACTGGAAGTACGTCATCAAATGCTTGTAGTTGAAAGCAGGATTGGCCTGGCGTTTCAAACCAGTACGAATGATGGGATCCCACCGTTGAGCAGCTTTCTGGAACAAAGACAGAACACTGTCTTGACGAGCAGTCAGAGGATCGGTGCTCTTGAGAAAATCTGCAGGGCTGACCTCTTTCGAGATTAGCTTGCTCAGCAGGTTCTTGACTGCAACCAATGGACGCTGTGATCCCACATCTTCACGTCCAGCACTCTGGGTGAAGAAGTCTGCAATCGCGTTCAGGCGCTGGCTGAGAGGAGTCCCCTCCGGGGATGCTTGATGGTTGGCGAAGAGCTTTCCAGACTCCTTTGCAGCGACCTCTTGTTCCGCTTTTTGAGCAGGCTCGGCCTGAACAGCAGGATCTGGAACGGTTGCAGAAGGGGTCGTTGTAGCCTGTTCACCAGACTGCAGTTGACCTTCAACTGAAGGAGCTGTCGCAGTGTTGTCAGTGCTCGCAGCAGAGGACGGAGCCTCCTGAGCAACGTCAGCTGCAGGAGCTACAGCATCAGTTCCAGCTGTTGCATCGGCTTGAACGTCGGCAGCGGCTCCTCCTCCGGTAGCTGCAGTTCCTTCAGCGGCTCCATCTTGCGTCGAGGCTTCGGATCGAAGCTGCGTTTCGGCGCTTTGAATTCCTTCGAGTGCTTGCGGTACGTTCTGGACATTACTGGCTCCACCGGTATTACCTGAACCAAACTTTACTGCATAAGCAGCCTTCAATTCGGCAGCAGTCTTGGAAATTGCATCTGCTTCTGTTTTAGTTTCAGCGACGATCTTTGGAGAATTCTCCTTAATATCCATGCCACCGTTTTCAACACGAGCAGCAGGGCTTTCAAACAAACCCTGTTCAACTTTCCAACTGCCGTCTTTGTTTCTGACGACACGACGTTCGATTCCATCTTTCAGGAATGCTGCATAGGCCTCAGAAGCAGCTTTTGCTTTGGCTTGATGGCTTGTTTCAAAATTGGTCAGCAAACCCAGTTCACGGTCAGCAGACTTCTGGTTTCCAGCAGCCAGCGTCACAGCTACATTGGCTCGGTACTCGGCCAGACCGGTGTACTTGATTCCTTGCTTGTCTTTGGCCGATCCAAAGAAGATCTCTTTGGAAACGTCACCCATGGTCTTCAGGGTGTTTTCAGCAACTCGAGCCTCGGAGAACGCACGCAGGTAATCCCTCTGAGAGTCCGTCAGGTTGTTCGTGGTGTCTCTGACCAGTGATGCAGCCAGCTTTCGATCCACGAGCTCTGGGGACTTCATGGACAGGTTGATGATGTTGTCGGCCGCACCCTGTGACACCACAGGATCAGCGTCCTTCAGCTTGGCTACTTCAGCCTCAACATCAACTTGCTGGTTTTGGCCTTCCCTGTTGAAGTCTTTGAGAATGGTTTCGGACAGCTGGATCTTTCGATCCATGCTTTTTGCTTTGGCTTCAAGCGCTGCAACCTCATTCGGATCAGCAGGAGTAGCACGAAGCGTTGCAATAGCTTCTTCTGTCGCTGCAATAAGCTCAGGACTGAAGCCGTCCCTGCCAGCATCAAGACGCGCTTGAAGCTTGTCTGGATTGGTCCAATCAAGCTCAAGCCGAAGCTTTTCTCGTTCGCTCTTTAGGTCAGCAACGATCGATTCGGCTTTGACGAAGTTGGTCTGTTTGGCTTCCGGTGTCGTGTCTTCCTTTTGGCTGTTGCCAAACAGTCCTTGCACGGCCTTCTCAGGGGCAAAGGAAGGGCTCTTGGGATCCAGGTAAGCCGAGACATCACCTGAGGCAATTGCAGCGCTCAGATCCTGCTTCTTGGCCACTTCCTCCTGAACCTTGGCCGCACGTTCAGCGGCAGCAATGGCAGCAGCGTTTCCGGCTGTCTGCACACCGCTGATACCAGCACCTAGCAAGCCACCCATGTAAGCGCCTTGGCCAGCTGCAGCACCCACATCCTCAGACAGTGACTGAGTTGGGTCGATCTGCTTGACCCCGGCATTGCCAAAGAACTTGCCAGTACCCTCTTCGATACCTTCCTGACCCGACTCTCCGACAAAGGCTTTGGGAACAGCTTTGAAGCCTCCCAGAGACTTGCCGACCAGGGCCTTCTCAACAGACGAACCGCCAGGCAAGGCAGCGGACAGCAACGAAGTCGCAGCACCTTGCACCGTAGCTTCCGAAGCCAAACGAGATGCAATCTCCTGCTTGGCAGCATCCGCACCGATTTCAGAGGCTCGGACTTTGTACTGAGGGTTTTGATCCCAGACTGCCTGTGGAAGCTCCATGAGGCGAGTCATGGTGTCCGAACCAACGTCTGTGCCCTGAAGCACAGCACCAGTGCCTACTGCACCGGCCGTACCGACACGGTTCACTGCGGCTTGGCCAGCCTTTGTAGCCGCAAGGACTGGAGCTGCTTTGACAGCAGCTTTAGCTGCGAGCTCCGATGCTCGGCCAACCTTGCCCATGACGCCCAGCTGAGCAGCTTGTTGAGCCAAGAACTCAGGAATGCTGCCTGGATCCTTGGCAGCTTCCCAGAAAGCACTACCGAACTCGGCAGCAACCTGTGCACCAGTTCCAAGGGCACCGTCACCAAAGTACTCTTTGGCTGCTTCACCAGCAGCTTTGGCCGCATCAGCTTTTTGCTTGTTGTTGGCCTGTGCAAATGCCGACTTGAGCTTTTCACGCTCATCGGACATCGCACTGATCTTCTGAGTCTCGGTGCCATAGAAGTTTCCTTCCGTGGCTTTGTCGTAGACCATTGCCGGCAACTTGGCCAAGGCATCAACGCCTTGAATGGCAGACAAACCAACGTCTTGACCAAACTCGCCCCAGGTACGGCCTTCCGCAACAGCTCGATCAATCTGTGCTTGAGGGCTGTTTAGGTAAGCCTGATCTCGGGCTCGGCTTTCTTGGAGAGCTTGAACTTTCTCTGCAGATGCCTTCTGCAAAGCATCTACCTTGTCTTGCCCAAACAGTTGTTGGCGCTTGGAGAAATAGCTATTGAGGTCGAATTCAGCCATATTGACTTTCTGTCTGGGGGATTGCGACTATTCTAAAGAAAAAGCCGGGAGTTACCCCGGCTTTCTTGATGTGTACCGTTACCGGTATTGTCGTTGAAAAGTGTTTGGAAAGACCGGATTTGGATCTTTCCACAAACCAACCTTGTTCTTTTTCGCTTTCGATTCTGCAGCCTGCATTTTCTGGTACTGAAACGAGTCTTTGACAAACGAACCCCAGAACCAAGCAGCTCCCTGTTGAAGCATGGCGACGTTAACGTCTTTGCCTTCGACTTCAATGATGCAAGAGGCACGATCGTAGTTCTTGCCGCTTGGGGGTTCAACAATGCGAATTGTCAGTTCCTTGTTTCGAACCATTTGCTCAAGTGTCTTTGTTGCTTCAGCGGAGTACGCCTGAGCAGGCTGACCTTTATTGGGCTTGGCTGTCTCTGGAGCATCGATGCCATTGACTCGGCAAACCACACCATTCGACAGATCCAGCGTGTCTCCGTCTTTGACCCAAGTCATCGTGGCTTTGAACGCATCACCACTCTTCAGGTTCTTCGGATCGGCTTGAACCAAGGTGGTTGGCTTGCCGTTGCTCAGTTCCTTCGGAACTTGAAGGTTCCGAGTCACACCGACTGGAGCACCGCTTGAACCATCGATTGCCAACGTGGCATTGGCTTTGACAGGAGCACCCTTCGAAGTAACAAAGGTGCCTTCTGGTGTCTGTGCAATTGGCTTGATGGGCGCAGGAGCACCGTTCACCTGAGTTGACGGCACCGCCCCAGACTCAACTGGGGCCGGTGGTTGTGCCGTCACTTCTGCTTTTTTGGGTTCTTGCCGTTGTAATTGACTTGCTCAGGAGGAGTAGCCAGCACTTTTTCACGCTGATTGCGCAAGGCAAGAGTGGCCTGCATCTTCTGGATCAGTTCGTTGTCCTTCGTGGCTTGCCATCCAGGGTTCTTTTCGCCAGTCGAGTAGACACCAAACATCTTGTCCAACGCATTGGCAGTCTGATCGCCCCGACGACTCCAGCCAAAGAGACTGTCAACCATTGTGTTGCTACCAGCCTCACCCACTGCTTGCAACGCAGTCGATACACCCAGAGGTGCACGGATCGGCTGGCCTTTTTCATCAAAGCCAACTACAGCACCTTTGCCGTAGTACTTGTATACCTGAGCAACAACGTCATCGACTGCAGCAGAGGGCAGGCCCATTTTTTTGAGCCCGTCCAGAAAAGCGTTCTTGCCTTCTGCAGTATCGAGCGTGCCTTTGTCCCATGGCCCGTTGGCAACCAGCTCTTTGTAGCGGGAATCGATCAGGCTTCCAGGTGTGTTGGCATTGGCAGCTGCTTTGGCGTCTGCATCAATCTTATTTGCTTGAGCTCTTGCCAGATCTGCTTGAGCCTTTGACGCTTCACGTTGTTGTGCGGCTGTATCCAGCTCACTTTGTGCTTTCAGTGGTTCAAACGGACGCATGACCTCTTTCTGTGCAGCGTCAGCGGCTTTCCACTTTTGAGCCTGGTCGTCCCACGTAAATCGGGTGTCTTCATAACCTTGGGTCACAAGCTTTCGCTTGTAGTCAGTCAGGGCCTTTTGGATCTCCGGTGCATTCATCAGGTTGGGATTGGCAGCAAGCGCTGCTTGCGCTTGATCTGTCTTTCCGCTGTAGATGTCCGTCATGATCCCGTTGACGATTGGACGTTGCTCACGGGTCGTGGTCCAGTCGGTAAACTCACCTGCTTGCTTTGCACGGGTCTGAAGCAATTCAGGTCGGCCGTCTCGGATAGCGTTGACAGCAGCACGATCAATCACAGCACCATTGGCAGCAGTTGCTTGATCCAGTACTCCTGACTGGTTCAAGGCATTCATCTGATCAACGGTCTGAGCCTGATAGATTTTGCCCAGAACATCTTGGGTTGCTTGCTGGTCCTGACGCTTCCACAGCTCTTTGTCAAAGGCCTGTGCATCTGCCAACGCAGTCTTGCCATTATCAAAAGCACCCAGAATCGACTGCTGGGCCAAGCCCATAAGGCGGTTGGCTTCACCGAAGCTGGGTGCGTTGATGGTCTGCCATGTGATGGGTTGGGCCATTACTTGACTCCCCACTTTGCCATGTAGTCAGCCACGCCCGTAGCGTTTGGATTTTCAAGCACACGGCGTGCTTGACGATCTTCCAGCCGGGAGTTAGTCAAAGACTTGTTGGCGTCGTACTGCTTGTTGAACGAGTCCTTCTGGAAGGCCAACTGATCTTTGGCAAGGCCGTACTGCTTCATGCCCATGTACAGGTTGGCCAAAGACGAGGCACCCTGCAAAGCCAGTCCACCCCAACCCTGTTGGTCTCGAGTGTTAAAGAACCTGTCCCACATGCTTCCGCTTCCGGGAGCATTTACAGACTGCAGTATTTGAGCGTTGCTCAGATCAGTACCACCCAAAGGCGTTGACGTAGGCATCAAGCCAGCCATGTCCGTCTCGTAGTTAAACGCCGGAGCAACTGCTGCAGCGGTAGCAAAAGACCGCTGAACGGGTGCAACAGGCTCAGGCATCCAGCTGGGAAAGCCACCTGGTTGGGTCAAAGGAAGCGCTTGAGGTTGCGTCAAGGCAAATGGGGCCAAAGGTTGATAGCCCTGGCCATAGCCAGACATGCTCATGTAATTAGGTGGCATAGATTTCTTCTCCTAACGTGTCATTCAATTTGGGAAGGGTGAGTGCGATGTCCACGTAATAGGAGATTGCATTGATACCCACTATTCCGATGTTACCGGAATGCACAGTCCGATTATAAAAGTCTTCTGG